AAGATGCCGGATTCATCTATCACTCGGAGGTTTGCATCTGGAAAGATCCAGTCGTGGCTATGCAGCGCACCAAAGCGCTTGGCTTGCTGCACAAGACTATCCGCGAAAACGCCAGCATGAGCCGCATGGGTTTGCCTGATTATGTTGTGACGATGCGCAAGCCGGGCGATGCTGAAGTGCGTGTGACTCATGGCGATGATTTGCCGGTGATGATGTGGCAAAAGTACGCCAGCCCAATCTGGGATGACATTGACCAAGGCCGCACACTAAACAAGCTACCTGCTCGTGATGAGAACGACGAAAAGCATATGTGCCCGCTACAGCTTGATGTGATCGAACGCTGCATTCATTTGTGGTCTAACCCTGGCGACTTGGTGTTTTCGCCGTTTACTGGCATCGGCTCTGAGGGCTATTGCGCCGTGAAGATGGGGCGTCAATTTGTAGGAACCGAACTGAAACCGCAGTATTGGGATTTGGCAGTGCAAAACATCAGCGATGCATGTGGCTCTACTCAAAAAGGACTCTTTGAATGAGCACACTCCCAGACCCTCAGCATTCAATCACCGCCTTGATTGATGCTGCCCACGAAGCGAAAGCGGAGGCCCCTCGGGGCCATTTGGGGGCCTCTCTGCTTGGACACCACTGCGACCGCTGGCTCTGGCTTAACTTCCGCTGGGCCGTGATTGAGAAGTTTCCGGGCCGCATCCTGCGCGTGTTTCGCCGTGGCCACAATGAGGAAGCGCAGATTGTGAGCGACTTGCGGGCCATTGGAATCGACATCAGAGACACGCAAGGCGCACAGAGCCGGGTTGATTTTGGCTCGCATGTGTCCGGTTCGATGGACGGAATCATTCATTCTGGCGTGCCGGAAGCGCCGAAAAAGAAGCACATTGCAGAGTTCAAAACGCACAGTAAAAAGAGCTTCGACGAAGTTTCACGCGATGGCGTGGAGAAAGCCAAGCCGATGCACTGGGCGCAGATGCAAGCCTACATGCTCGGTTCCGGCATTGATCGGGCGCTGTATGTTGCAGTCTGTAAAGATGATGACAGGATATACACCGAACGAGTGAGGCTGGATGTTGAGGCAGCGCAGCAGATTGTGGCGCGTGGCCAGCGCATCGCACTATCTGACCGCATGCCTGAGCCAGTGAGCGCCGATCCATCATGGTATCAGTGCAAGTTTTGCCCGGCGCATACTTTCTGCCACCAGACCAAGCTGACCAAGGAAGTGAACTGCCGAACCTGCGCACACTCTACGCCGCTGAGTGATAGCACCTGGCATTGCGCACGCTGGGATGATGTAATTCCGCTTGAAGCGCAGCGAGAGGGATGCACCGGGCATGTGTTGCATCCTGACCTTGTGCCGTGGCAGCGAAAAGAAGGGCCGGATGAGTTCACGGCGGTTTATGTTGTGGACGGTGCCGAGGTGGCCAATGGCGACCCTGATGCAAACATCTATTCCAGCCGGGAGCTTATTGCCAACGCGCCAGCCTGCACCTCGCAAGAGATCAAGGCTTTTCGTGCCCAGTTTCCAGGCACTCAGGTAGTGGCATGAGCCAAAGCCGCGCACAAAGCATGATTGAGAGCGCGGCCAATGTAGTGATTGGCTACATGGTCGCGCTTGGAAGTCAATTAGTGGTTTTCCCTATGTTCGGCGTGCATCTTCCGCTGCAAGATAACCTATTGATTGGGCTGTGGTTTACGGCAATCAGTCTGGTGCGGAGTTACTTGGTGCGCCGATGGTTTAACAGGATGTTTCGATGAACTGGTTTTTCTGGTGCAAGCCAAAGCCAAAAAAAGCAGAGCCGCCGAGTCTTTCTGACTTGTGCAAGATGGCCGAGGATGCTGGCGTGAGCGATTTGATAACGGTTGATGAATTGCGCCGTTTTGAGGAAACGATGGCAGAGGTTTATCGAGTCCACAATGAGAGGAACGGTAATGCTGCGTGAATACCAACGCCGAGCAATCGACCGGCTTTATTCATGGTTTGAGAAGAACGAAGGCAATCCTTGTTTAGTGCTGCCAACCGGAGCCGGGAAAAGCCACATCGTGGCCGCTCTGTGCAAAGAGGCTGTTCAGAATTGGCCAGAGACTCGCATTCTCATGCTTACGCATGTGAAAGAGCTGATCGAGCAGAATGCCGAGAAGATGCGCCTACACTGGCCAGGTGCTCCGCTTGGCATCTATTCGGCAAGCATCGGGCGCAAGCAGCTTGACGAGCCGATTACGTTTGCAGGAATTCAATCGCTGCGCGGAAAGGCTGACAAGATCGGCCACGTTGACCTGATTGTGATTGACGAATGCCACATGGTCAGCCACAAGGATGAGGGGGGCTACCGTGAGCTGCTGAATGCTCTGAAAGCTATCAATCCGAGCCTTCGAGTGATCGGGCTCACCGCTACACCTTACCGCTTAGGCCACGGCATGATCACTGACAAGCCCGCGCTATTTGATGGCCTGGTGGAGCCGGTGAGCATTGAAGAGCTGATTCACAAGGGATTTTTGTCCAAGTTGCGCAGCAAAGTCACAAAAGCAAAGCTATCGACAGAAGGCGTACACAAGCGAGGCGGCGAGTACATCGAGGCCGAACTGCAAGCAGCCGTGAACAAAGCCGACAAAAACGCCGCGGTGGTGTCTGAGGTGATGGCGCTGGCAGGAGAGCGCAAAGCATGGCTGTTTTTCTGTGCCGGTGTGGCGCACGCTGAGGCGATTGCATCTGAATTGAATGCCAAAGGCATTGTTGCGGAGTGCGTGACGGGTGCAACGCCGAAAGCGGAGCGTGAGGCCATTTTGAGCCGGTACAAAGCCGGAGAAATCCGCGCCTTGACAAATGCGAACGTGCTAACGACCGGCTTTGATTACCCGGACATTGACCTAATCGCAATGCTGCGCCCTACCATGAGCCCGAGCCTGTATGTGCAGATGGCCGGGCGTGGCCTGCGCGTGAAAAGCCATACCGACCATTGTCTAGTGCTGGACTTCGCTGGCGTGGTGGAGACTCACGGGCCGATCACAGCAGTCAAGCCACCTAACAAGATTTCAGGTGAAGGAAATGGCGAAGCACCTGTCAAAGTGTGCGACTCATGCGGCGAGCTATGTGCAATATCCGCAAAAGAGTGCCCATCCTGCGGAGCCGCTTTTCCTGAGCCGCAAAAGAAAGACCTGAAGCTGCGCGATGTGGACATTCTGGGGCTTGACCCGGTTGATATGCCAGTGCGTGCATGGTCTTGGCGCGTGCATATCAGCCGCGCAAGCACGAAGAAGATGCTGGCCGTGACGTACTACGGGAGAGACTTGGCAAGCCCAAGCGTGACGGAATATCTGCCGGTGGCGCATGAGGGCTATGCGGGTGACAAAGCGATGCAGGCGTTCATGTCCATGTCTCGCAGTGCTGGCCTGAATCCGGCTGAATTCATGAAAGAAACCGATCCGAACGGCTGGCTTGGGGATGCGCTTATTGTCCGGTTGAACGGGTCAAAACCTCCTGTTCACATCAAGTACAAGATGGACGGGAAGTTTTTCAGAGTGACAGAAAGGAGTTGGTGTGTATGACGCCGCTTATCAGAGAAAACATCGCATGGGCCACAAATGCAGGCATAGACCCGACAGAACTGCAATGGTTTGATATATCAGACCTGAAGGCTGACAAGATGACAGTCAAAGCAGATGCATTGATGACGTGCAGGCCGCCTTTTGGGCGCTGCTTTGTGGCATCACGTGGGCCGAGCAAGTCGAACGCTTCCTACGACGTGATGGCCGTGGTGGTTGGCAATGATCCGCATGATGGAATCGTCATAGATATGTGGAAAGGGCCCACCAACGTCATGCCACGCAAGATTCCAACGATGCTCTACACCATCGAAGGCGACCGGATCATGTACGGGCCGACCGATGAAAATGACCCAGTGCCAGAGGAAGATGCGCGCATGGTGCTGAGTGTGATCATCCAGTGGTATCACTCGATGATGTCCACAAAAAAGGCATATCAGCCGTTTGTGCGCCCGTCCTTCACAAACAAGCGCAAGATCGCAGCAGGCAAGCAACCGTCATACGACTGGCACACGTTGTTAATTGATGGCAAGGGAATAAAGTGCGAGCACAAGGGCGGAACGCACGCTAGCCCCAGGTTGCACGACCGTCGAGGCCACTCGCGCAGGCTTCCAGATGGCAGGCTTGTATGGGTTCGATCTTGCAAGGTTGGAGATGCAAGCAAAGGCATTGTTTTTAAAGACTACATAGTAAAGGACAGTCATGCGCCCACCTGAACCGAGTTTTGTAATTGCCTGGCGTGAGCTTGAAAAAAAAGGGCCGCCAAAGTGCTGCCATACATGCGAGTGGTACAGCAAAAACGGCAAGTGTGAGCATCATCAAATGGAGCCGCCTGCGGAGTTCGCGGCTACCGAGGATGAATGTGAAGATTGGATTTGGGAGCTTCCATTTTGA